CGTTTATTGTTTGTTGGTGGTTGTGGTCACGACATTGTCACGCCGTTACATCTCCTAAGAAATGTACGAAGAGATATTATGTCAACTAAATTATTGAATTGATTGAATAAGTTAAGAAGAAAACTCGTGACTTGTACAACACATTGAACCCCTTTTAAGTCCCTTGTGTATACCAATTTCACCACGCCCGCTGGGCTGTAAGTGTTGGTCAGTAAGGACTTGGGTGTATCACCTTGAATTGCTTGAGTCACGAGATTTCTTTCTTTTTCTATGTTTTGGTCACGACTTGGTCACGACTTTCCAACGCATCCCTTGCCTTCTCCAAAGACTTAGGTGCGAGGTGAGCGTAACGTAACGTTGTACTGATCGAGCTATGTCCTAACCACTCCATAACGACGGGTAAAGACATGCCTCGTTGGACTAATCTTGACGCACACGTATGACGCAAGCAATGCGGTACGAACTCGTCATCATTACCAAGACCAATCAGATGCTTCATCGTCTTCCAACAATGACTGAACGCATCCTGGGTGAACGTAAACAATCGCTCGTTACCTTGTTTTAAGTTGCGTTGTAACGCGTCACAAGCGTCGTGGGTAAGCGGTACAGATCGAGACTTACCATTCTTGGTATCCCATAAATGTACGACCCGTTCTTCAAGGTTCACATCGCGACCAAGAAGTTTAAACAACTCACCTGTACGTAATCCTGTACACGTAAGTATCTTGACGAAGTCTGCCATCTCAGCACGTCCCATCTCTTTGAACTTACCGACCATAGCCGACTCTTCTTCCGCCGTGATCCAACGGACACGTCCTTTTGGTTCTCGCTTACGCTCGATCAACGGCATACGTGCGATGTAACCCCGTCGGTATGCGTGTTTAAGCATCTTCGATAGAGCGGCGAGACGTCGGTTAATTGTGGCGTTTGCTTTTCCATCGCGTTCAAGCTCGTACACAAGGTCGTCGATCACACGTTCGTTTACATCGCGTACTGGACGGCTTGCACCAACACGTAAGTAAACATCCTTCGCGTTCCGCCACAGGCTCATCTCGGATTTACATCCACGCCAATGTCGGTTAAGCGTTTCTTCAGCAAGTTCACGTACGTTCATACTGACTGCTGTTACATTCGCGACTTCATTCGTGATGTCGATGCCAAGCTTGTCCTTTTTCTCGACTTCTTTTAACCACGTATTCGCCGCGTCATAGCTGTCAAAGCTCGGACGTAGTCGTCCTTTGGTTGTTCTGACATCGACTTGAAATCGCTGATGTCTCTGTTTTATTTGACCCATATATCTTCTCCTTTCGTTTTAGTGTTGTGTGGGTTAATCAGATTCTACGTTATCTTTCTCGAACGTGTCTACTAGTTCTTGTGACGCCTTGATCTTTTTGTATCGCTTGTCACCGCCGTTCACGACGTCAATGATACCCATATCCACGCCGTCCTTGACTGCACG